GAGTTGCGGCGTTCAACAGTTGATCTCTGTTGTCTCTTTTTTGATTCATTAACAACAAGAAAAATTTGTCTGGGCAGCATTGTTCTCGTGGCACATGATAATTTTTATGCCGCCACATCAAGGGCTCGTGAATACGAATCCATTCACTTGACTTTAAAACCAGTTCACTGTCTGTGATTTGATATGATTCGCCTTGATTGGTATCCCAGGTATAGTCTAGTATTGTTCTATATCCTTGAGATTTTACAGTTTGATACAATTCCCGTTTATCGTAGCGATCGTCAATCATGACCATGCAATTTTTTACATCATAAGTCCTGTCAGGATCAAAAGGTTCTACGTCAACATGATCCTGCCACAGTGGCATCATCCAGGGCTGAAATGGAGCAATACTGGTATATAAAATTTTGGGTTTCATGATTTTTGATAGTCAATCAATTTAGCAAACTCTGGCTCTACTGAATTTAAATCCTGTTGTCGTTTGCGATCTAGGTCAGCAATTTTCATTCGCAACATAAAGCCATCTGTGGAGGCACCGTTGTTCATGAAATCGATGATGCGATCAAATTCCTTGCGATACTGAGATGGTACCGCTGCGGAACGTAAATGTTCAGAGATCTCAGCTTTGGCCAAATCTGGCAGTGTGGCAACACTGAAGTACCAGGCATCGTGCATGATATTCCAGTACACAAAGTCAAACTTTTGCAACTCTATCCACTGGGCCAGTTGATCAATATAGCGTATGTTAAACACATTCACGGTGCTACAACATTGCAACTGCAAGTTGGGCATCTGAGTTTGAAGGTATTGAAAACTTGTGATATTGTCCAGTACCACTGCCCAGTCTGCGTTGCTGCGTTGATACTCAAATCTTTGGCCTAGATCGTCAATGCTGAACGCCACTTCCACAGTTTTAAAATGCGACCAAATTTCTTGCCCTCTGGCAGGGTATTGTGTGCCATTGGTATTGTAGTGTATTTCAACTTGATGAGCGATGCCACGATCAATGATGCCTTGCAACATATCAAAGTGTTCGTCAATCATGAATGGTTCTCCGCCAGTGAATTCAATATAGCGAATATCATTCAACACACTGTCTATTTCGGTCCAAAACTGCTGGTTTTCTTGTGGCCAGGCTCCGGCCCGGAGCATGGTATAGGCATGTGATTTTTTCTTTTGTTCCGGCGGTAATTGTGCAATCTCTTCTGACGCGAATTGACTTGAGCTCCAGGATCCGCATATGCGACATTTTAAATTGCAGATATTGCCCAATTTCAGATCCAAGAACATGAGTGGTTTAGCTTCTGCTGTCCATTCCGAGTCAATTCCCATGTGCTTCATTCTGTCCAGAGTATGCATGCGTTTGCTGGTGCGGCCACTGCGTTCTTCATTCCAGCACTTGCGACATGTTTGGGGTTGTTCACCTGCTAGAAACTGCTGTCGTATGCTTTGCATGTGACGGCTGTTTTGTATGTCGCCAAAGTTGGCAGTATGCAATTCAAATTTGTCGCCATTGTTGTCAACGATTTCGTCATCGGCTAGACAGCATGGACGTACAGTTCCAATTGGGCTGGCTTCCAAGCTGACCCAGGGCAATACACAAAATTTAGGGTGTGGTATGTTCATTTCAGTGCCTGCAATTCAGGTATAACAGTCAATATGTCTTCACTGCGTATGGCATCAAGCTGTGCCATATTGTGCCAAAATTTAGGCAATAGATGTGTGTTGTCTGTGGCGTTTAGAAAATTGATAGCAGATTCAAATCCTGTTGTTGCACGTTGCAAGTGGTCTTGCGGGCGCAGCCATTCCAGGTGTTCTTGATATAGCTGCTGTATGCGTGTTTTGTATTCAGGCGTGGCTATGTCTATGCGATAGTGTGCGCCATCCTGTAAGATGTTTACATTAAGGTCCTGGGCACGGATATACCCTTGTGCCACCCAGTCGCGATGAAATTGGGGCAAACTCAAAGCGTTCATTATGCTTAGTGTGGGGCTGATATAAAAGTCTACTCCCGGGCATACATGCAACATTTCTTGACGATTGCGTACCACAATATCCCATTCAGTGCCTTTGCGTATGTATTCTGCTCTGGCACCTTGATCGTCTAGGCTTGCACCCACCGAAACAGATTTAAACAGTCGCCAGTATTCAAATACTGATCTATCCTTCAGCTGTGTGTGCGTGAAGTTTGTGTTGTATAGCAACCTTACATCAAATCTTTCCCTGCGCACCAGCTCGTCTAGTATATTGTAGTGCTCGTCCATCAGCAACGGTTCACCACCAGCAAAGTATATCTTTTCCACATGGTCCAGGTGCGGCTGTAGTTGTTGCCACATGTCATCTTTGCTGCTGCCTGCTATGTTCAGCACACGATTGTGTTTGCCCCATTCGGGTCCGACCAGCTGCACTTGATCCTGGTACCACTGTGATGAGAATGTGGGGCCGCAGGTTCTGCAACGTAGATTACATAGGTTTGAAAAACGTATGTCCCAGTAGGTCATTTCAAATGGTGCAGACTTCAGCTTCTTTATGTTATGTCCGTGATGCTTGTTGGCCGATTTACGACCACTAAAGAACCCTGCTGCTTCTTGTTCATAACAACGTGTGCAGGATGGATGCTGAGTTTCACTCAGCATGTCGGCACGAAGCTGTGCCATTGGTTGCCCATGCCATATTTCTTCTAGTGTGCTTTCACGAGCATTGCCCAACGGTGTTTCTTTCCATTCAGCATGGCAGCAAGGATGTACTTCTCCTGTGGGATATGCATGCAAATGTATCCAGGGATACATGCAGAATGTCTTTGAATCATGCAGCAGAAACTGCTCATGTTCAGTGAGTTCTGTTGGCGTGTTAAGGTCTGTGGAATTGTAGTTGTAGCTCATTTACAGTGAATCGTACCATGCTTTTAAATTGGGAAACGCATGACCAAAATCTTTACCGCGGCGTTGGTCATATTGTGTATAAAACTGTTTGAAGTCATTCAACAATTTGGGCTGCTCAAATGCTTCTGAATGTGGAGTTTTGACCACATCTAGATAATCAATTAATCTTTGCAAATGGTTTATTTCATGCTCGTGTAAAAATCTATTGCTGCCATTTTGTGCCAGCCAAGTTTCTAACACTTTTTTATAGTGTGTTTTTAATTCTGCAGGCAGTATCAACGGGCTTTGAAAACTAGGGAAACGCAAAATGTTCAAGGTGAAGCTGATGGCTTGTTTGCCATATTCCAGTTTCCAGTTCAATATGCAATCCAATAGACTATCTAAACTATCCAAACACAATGCGTTGACAGTACACATCACATGTATGCCACGGAACTTGTTGCTATCAAGCAAACGTTCTACATTGTTGGCCCAGTCGTCCCAGATCAGGCCATCACGTATGTACTCTGCTTGCAGACTGACCGCTTCATTTGACGTGTACAGGTCTATGTTCATGCCATCGATGCTGGTCAACAATCTATCAATGTCCACTTCAGTTCCAAGATTAGAATTAATGGCCAATTTGGTCTTGCTCTTGCCTTGATTTGTTTTAAACCAATCAATCAGTTTCCAAGTATAGCCTGACATGAGCGGTTCACCACCGGTAATTCTTAGTTCTTGGAGTGTGCTATGTAGGTCACTTTCCCACCAGTCAAAGAACGCTTCAACATACGGGTTAACTTCACCAAACTTGTATAGTTGAGCACTATCGTGAGTGTGAGTAAAGTGATTACGCCCATCTGACACCAAATCGACATATGGACCGTTTCGTTTGATATCGTTAACCCATGTGCTACTGAAAGCAGGGTTACAATAACTACAAGCAAATTGGCAAGTACGGTCAAATGCGATTTCAAGAGTGCGAAGATTGACGTCTTCGGTATACGGAGTTTGGTATGCTTCATCTAGTGCCTTTATAGGAAATATTCGTGATTTGTACACACGGTCTGATACAGCATCACGTCCCATGTCTTCAATTTTCCAGCAGTATTCACAACCAGCTGGGCGTTCGCCCGCAATCATTTTTCTGCGATCTTCTTTCTTTTGATCAGTATTGTGCAACAGCCTAGGGTTGGACCGGACTTTATCAATGTCCACCAAATGGGCCGGCGGGTGGTGACACGACGTGGTCATGCCTGAACCCAGCCAGATGGTAGCGTTGTACCATTTTGCTGCACAAAAACTTGCTGACTTGGTGTCTAATATTGTGTGTTTGAAGGTCAAGTCATCCATTGATTGTTTTTAAGAAAGGTTAGAAATCTATCAGCAAATGCATTTTTTACAGGTTCGCGGATAGACAGAAGATGTTGCTGATTATATTTACATACAGTATAACACTCATTGAGAAATTTTGCAAGGTCTTGCTGGCACAAATCTTTTATCACAGCACCCACACGCTCGATTCGATCCTGGTTGTTGTCAATCAGATCAAATGTTTCGTCAATTATGTGTCCAAATGTTTGGAATCCCAGATTGTGCATGTCTCGATAAAACCCACGGTTGGCCACAGTTATCCAAGGATGAGCCATGGCAATGGGTTTCCATATTTTTTCTGTTCTAAAACTGTGAGGATATTCAAACACCGTTTCGGTGACCACACTGAAATAGGTATCTATATAGCAGTTGGCATTGATATATATTTCTCCCCATTCTCGATCAAACAGTTCGTATTTGGCAAATACTGTGCCAGGTGGTACATTTAAATTTTTATGGTATCTTGGTATTTCGTACATTGGCGCCAGGAACTTTAGATCCCGCTCACGGGCCATGAGATTGTGGCCGTCTACCATCAAGTGTAATCCGCGGGCCATTCTACTGCTGGGATCCAGCCAGGACCAAACAGCCGAGTCTAGCAGTTGATTGTGTCCAAGGTATTCGGTCATCCATTTTCTGTGACTGCGTCCGCGTCCGTTTAGAAACAGAAACTTGTAGGGTTTGGCAGTGTTTGAATATATTTCTTCAGCTCTGGCACAGGCCTGTTGGTTTTCGTCAAAGTCGTGAATCTTGGGCAGGAAAAAATCATAAAGCATGTAGGTCCAACCAGGCTCTAGATCTCCTCCACTGACTATCAGCAGTTTTTTGGCCAGCACCAGGTCTTCAAATCCGTGTGCCAGCATCTGCATTCTCAATGTTTCAGAACCTTCAAACGGATTGCAAAACACCACTCGTAGATTGTGATTCTCTATCAGTTCTCTAATTTTGACTTTGTTGTTGGCAAATTGTATTCGTCCGATCACATACACAGCATCTGTATCAATGTCGTGACTTGCAAAATCGTGAAAGAAATCTGTTGCGTGTTGATGTATGTACTGGTGTGTTTCACAAGAAGCATCCAGTATCAATTTATTGTTTGGCATGATATTCACATTCTGCCCACCAGCTTTTCATTTCTGGGAAAGTTTCCAAGAAGTTGGTACCGCGTCTGCGGTCATGTTCTGCAAAGAAACGATAAAAGTCTGCTCGGGTAACCGAATGATCCTGTGTTTGAGCACTACGCATCCAGGCAATGTCACGCTCCAGGCGTTGTACTTCGTAGTCTTTGAATCCGTGCAAGGGATTGGCTTCAGTGGTCAGATTCTCCAGCATGTAATCACGTGCTTGTTCTAGTTGTTGCGCATAACTTTCGGGCAGGGTTTGTAGACTTTGCCAAGCAGGTTCTCGTAGTACAGGAGTATCAAACCACACACGTTGATAGGTATGGCTGTGTGTGCGGCGCAGGTGCAAAATCCATTCCATGTAGTCACGAAAGCCTGTGACGCTGAGATTGTTCATGGTAATAATGAATGTAAGACTGTTCCGATTGGGAACTTCACTTAGATAACGATTTACATTGCGTACCACACGGTCAGCATTCATACCGTGTCTAATGTATTCGGCTTGTGGGCCGCGCCCTGAATCCAAGCTAACATACTGCATAAAGTGTTCTATGTTGGGTGTACACAACTGTTTGACATAGTTCAAATACTTTTCAAACAGTTCATCTTCTACACTGAAGTTTGATGTTACATTTAAATGCAACCGAGGACTGGGATTGGCCAACACATAATCAAACACTCGATAGGTGTTACGATCCATCAAGGGCTCGCCACCAGTCATGCGAAAGTGTACCAGTTCGGGGTACAGCGTGGGCCACCATGACCAAAATGCTTCTACATAGGGATTATGCTCGCGGACAGGTATAGGGCGACGGCTCCCAGTAAAATGCTCAGGAGCATTATGAGGCACCAAGGTAGGATATGCACCAAGTCTAGACACTTCATCTGCCCATGAACTACTAAACTGAGGGCTGCAATAACTACACCGCAGATTGCAAGCATGATTAAAATTAACTTCCACGTAACTAGGGATAATATCATCTTCATCTCCGGTTGAGTTCTTTATCTTTTCAAAATCCACTGCGGCCCAGGGTTCGCCCGAACGATAGTGTCGGTCACTCAGCTTGCCTTGGTCTTCCATGTTCCAGCAGTAGGAACATTCAGTGGGACGCTCCTGCTGAAGCATTATTTTTCGCTGTGCTTTTTTGTGCCAAGTATTGTGTAGAGCAGCAGGGTTGGTTTTGATTGCTTCAGGGTCTATCATGTGCAAGGGCGGATGATAGCAAGAGTTGTTGAGTCCTGTGGTCAGATGTAAGCTGACCTGTTTCCACTTGGCCAAACACAGTGCAGGACCCAGGTCCTGTTTCATTTGTTCAGCCGACGAAAGGAATTTACTTTTATTTGAATCTGTCATTGGAGGGTCTGGCTTGTTAATTACTACTTTTACCAGCCTTCTTGTTGTCTAATAACGTCTATTTCTCGGATCATGACACCACGATTGTGCCAGTTTGAACGATAGTGATATTTAAAAAAAGCACTTTGTTCTGATTCCAATATGGCCACAGGCAGGTCCAACTGTTGACCCAGTTCAGGACCCAGTTGATTGCTCAGCATGCGCGGTTGGGAATCTTTCACTGTTAGCCATAATTCGGCCAAGGCATTGAAATCCTGGACCAGAGTGTGATCCCAATTTGTAAGCATGGTCATGTAGGTGCCTTGCCTGGAACCAGCAATGGCCCACTCACCGTGTTCTGCATCTGCACCCACGTTGTGCCATATGGTCATGTGATCTAGGTTGCGCAACACTTGATTTTTGAATTCGGCCACAGTGGGTTTGGCACCACGTTGCAGGCACATTTTGACACCTTCGCGGAATCCAGCACGCCAGGCGTGAAAGGGGGATCCGTTGGGATAGGTATTTGAGTAACAATCGTACATGGGCCAATACAAGGGATCAAAACAAAACTCCACTTGTGTTTCTGTTCGACCGTCGGTGGCTTCGTGTGTGCGCATGCGGTCAGCGAATGTGCGAGTCCAAGAGCTCAAGCCACCGTTGCCATACATGAGTCCATTGATGTGATTTCTTGCTCGCCAACGATAAACTGCCTGTTCGTGCTGTTCAGTAGAGTAGACCAGAGTCTTGTTGAAGAACTCAGGGTCAGGCATGTTATCGCCATCAATTAGAACAAAGCGTTCGGTAGTGCTGGCAGCAGCAGCGGCCTTGTGTGCAGCATCAGATCCTTTTACTCCGTCCACACGCACAGCCCAAGGTACCATGTTTTTAACTTTGACCCAAAACTCTTCACGTTGTGGTTCATCATAGGTCAAAAAGATGCAGTCTAGGTCTGCTATGTCAATCTGTTTCATAAGTTTTTAATTTCCATCGTTGATGTGGTTCAGACTCCGAGACCACTATGGCCACATTGTCAGGATGACACGGCGTGCCGGCGTCGCCGGGTACCAGTTTCTTGGTTGTTGTTTTGTTTGCAAGCCGAATCAATCGGCCATCTTGCACCTGCACATTCATGCTGCCAAAGTCCTTTGGATCAACGTCGATGTATGTACCTGGCAAGTCTTGGTGGCTGTACTGAATTGGTTTACCATTTTGATCGTAATACAATCGAAACAACACCGGCTGGGGCGCAGGCATGTTGTGCAGGATTGACCAAAACTCATCAGCGTCCACTTGGCCAATCCTTGACATTGTAATGCACAGCACCATGTTGTACATGTGTGTTTACCCGCAGCAGGTAATTGTTGTATTCCCATAACAATTCTTCTGACCAATTTTCTCGTTGGCTTGCAATGATATGACGTTTCATATGCACAATAGTAGGATACGAAGCAAACGGCATGGTACAATGTTCTGGTCCTGCAACAATTGCAGCCATGGCATATACCACATCTGTGCTGGGCGTATCTTCTGGATATTTTAACATTGTCTTGAATCGATCCCAGTTTTCAAATATATCATGCACTGTGTTAAAAAACTGTTGCGCAGCAGTTGATAGTCGCCAGTATGTGATAGCGTTATAGACATCGGGCAAATTGTTGGCATCAAACACCTGGCGATAATGTCTTGATCGAGCACGCCGATCCTGCCAGTCCCTGCAGCCTGTGCTGACCACAATGTCTCGATGTCGCAACATAGTCCACCAATGATCAATGGGACTGGTAATCAACATGTCTGATTCCAGTTTGATAGTTTCTCTGAATGGTGTGGCATGGAACACTTGCCAGTCGTTGGCATAAGGATTGTCATTGTTGAATGCAAACGGGAATTCATGTACATAGTCAAACAGCGGCCCTGTGCTCACCTGCTGGTTGGTCAGCAAACAGATCTTTGCTGCTGGATGCCAGTACTTGATTGTTTTGGCCAAGGTCTCACTACAATTCACATAGTTTGTGTCTGCTGTGTTCGACGCCACTATCAAGTAGCCTTGTTCTTCAACGGGTTTCAATTATATTCTCCAGATGTCGTTTGCCCATGGCATGGAAGTCTTGATTTTTTATGGTAATCCATTTTGGGCGTTGTTCTTGGTCTGCATAGTCCACACGATAGTGATCCAGGCCAATGCAGGTGACTGCATGTTCGGGCGTGACGCTGGCCAGATCCCAGGGTATGATCGGATAATCAAATGTTTGTCCACTCATGATGCCCAGTGCCATGCCCAGTGCATAATCATTTCTGTAGGTGGCAGTACGAATCTGATATAAATCTGTGTAGTGTTTCCAGTTGTTTTTGATCATGCGCATGGCTTCAAATATCAATTGTGCATGCTGGCTCTTGCGAAACATCATCACAGTGGCCCAACTCATGGGCATGCTGTAATTTCCAAAATTGTTTAGTTCTGCAAAATTGTCTTGGTGCACAATATCATACGCTAGTTTGTGTGCCAAAAAATCTTGATTGCAATCTAATAGAATTTTCAGTCGATTGCTGGCTACCACATAGTCTGCGTCTAGTACCAGGGTTCTGTCCCAAGGAGATAGTGTATACGCATCTGTTCTGTTGGCATTGTGCCAGGTCACTGAATCAGCATAATCATCAAAATATCTTGTGCCACCTGACTCTGATTCAGCCACTATGATCTGATCAAATCGATATTTTTTTGCACGGTCCGGATCATTGGTAACCACCGCGGTTGGTATTTTCAAATGCCGTTTTATATTGCGAGCTGACCAAGAGGCCATGCGTATGTAATCTGTTTGTTCGTTGTTGAAAGCAAATATTAGTGCGCCTGTGGTCATCTGTTTTGATTTAATTTTTGGTATTCTATCAACCAGGCATTCATTTGCTCCTGCCAGTGGCTGTGTGCTTGAGCATACAGTTCGGGTACGTTGACACGAATTGGGGTTTCGTACAGGTCTAATAATATCACATCCTTGTCCTGGGCACAACTCAACAAGGTGCATTGCAGATCAGGTCCAGCTCGCCACATGCCACCTGCATGAGCAAACAACATACGTGCTTCGTATTTTTCCCGCAGGGTGCGTCGGGCAGCAGCGTGATCAAATCTGGCTCGTGCGTGAGCCACTAGTGCATCAGTATTCATAAGATTATTGTACAGGAAAAAAAGGTAAAAGTCTACCTTTTACCTGCCAGGTTAGCCAATTAGGCCACTGTGGCACTGACAGTAGGTGTGCCCCAACTGGCGCTTAGGTATGTAGTTGCCGGCGGATAGTATCCTACCAACACCGCAGGTGCTGTGCCCCAAGCCGAGTATGGACTTGAGGTAGCTGTACCGCCTGAGATCTGAGTGTTCTGTCCAGCACCTGTTCTGGCAGTGCTGACCCAATATGTTGTAAAAGTTAACGCTGTGGATCCAGCATTTTTGGCGGCCATGACTTGTACATAATCACCTGTATAAGGACTTGCTGTATCATAACACAAAAACATTTGACTGGCTGCTGCACCGGCTGTGAGCGAGTACCAGCCTGTGTTTGATGCAATGGTGGTGGTTCCTCCGCTGCCTGTTCTGGTAAATCCAGGCTGACTTACCCCAGCGATGGTCTGTGCGGCGCTGTTGACTCTGCCGGCCATGGTCAATTGTCCAACCACAGGGGGGACAAATGCGTTCCAATCTGGATCGCTGTCTAGACCAGTGGATGTTTTGTTCATGTACATGACCACGGTGCCGCCTGCGTTCCAAAAATATCTGGCCTGATTAGCTGTCCCAAAATCCACAGTGTGTGTCCATGTGATACTCCAGGCAGCATTGCCTGTGCCTGTGGTTGTGGTTTTTGATACACTACCAGTCCAGGCCAGTACTCGTGCGCTTTGAGCCGGTGTGTTACCACGGTTGGTAGTACAGTTGATGATATCAGTGTTGAGTGCAGATAAGACGCCAACAGTTTGCCCGGTAGTGGGTGCAGTTCTTGCTGTGATTGCAGTATTGGTCTGACTGCCGGCGCTGGCCAAGTTGTTGACCAAGCCAGCCCATTGTGTGGCTGTGACTGTGTCGGTACCAGCGGCAACTGTGGCCAGTGGAGTTTGTCCCCAGCCTTTGTCCCCAGAACCTGTGCCCCAGATGTCATTCAAGTTGGCGCCAGAGGTGGTGCTTACAAATCCATTATAATCTGTTGCTTGAATCAGGCTGCCGCTGGAGTATGTCATTTTTATCCCTATTAATTCTTGATAGTCACAATAGCTTCAATTGTACTTGATTCAGGGGTGAGTTTGTCAACCAGACTTCGTCCGATCACGTTGAATGATGTTGCTTCGCCTGGTTTCGCAGCTCTGGCAATGCCATTGCCTGCACTGACCAATCTATCGCCTTTGTGTACAACACCTACTACTTTAACTGGGACACGTCCGGTCATTGCAACTGGAGGGTGTGTGTCGTCTGCGCCTGCACCGCCATTCATCAAGTAGGCTGCATGAGTACTTATCACACCGAACACATTTTCGCTCAATTCAGTTAGAGATCTGGTAATTTCTGCTGCGCCGCCCAGTTCAACCACAGTTCCTGCTTCAAGTAATTCATCGGCAGCAAAGCGTTCTGCAACGTCAGCATAAAGTGCTGTGGTTGCTTGAGCAAAGATTCGATTGAAGTAACCGGTCGACGAACCAATATTACCTGTCACGTTGCCCGCACTGTTCACAATGGCTGTGGGGTTACCACCGCTGTTGACCAAGAGAACACCAGAAGTAGTTACGTTACCACTTAGACTGATGGTGCCGCCGGTGAACGATGCACTTGAGTTACCAATTGTGGCAGCATTGACTGTGGCTGCTGTGACAGCGGCGCCAGTGTTACCAATTGTGGCAGCATTGACTGTGGCTGCTGTCACAGTACCAGTGATGCTTACTGTGGCTCCGTTATGTACTGCACTTGCATTACCAATTGTGGCAGCATTGACTGTGGCTGCTCTGATAGTTCCTGTGGCACTGACGTTGGTACCATAAATTGTTGTGCTGTCAATTGTGACCACAGCAGTACCAGCAACACCAATTACCAAGTTGCCATCGGGCGTTGCAATGTTGGCATAACTGTTGCCAGACGAGATTTTGCTGACACTAACGCCCAAACTCAAACCAGTGAGTTGTGACCCGTTGCCCTGAAAGTAGCTGCCAGAAATATTACCAGCTGCACTTACAATGCCACCGGTCAAAACGTTGCCAGCAGTGATGTTTCCGCTGGCTGACACAATACCACCCAGAACACTACCTGTTCCCGACACTATGCCTGCGCCATATAGTACGTTGCCAGCGGTCACATTGCCTGAGACAGAAACTGTTGTTCCCAGATGATTTGTACCAATTATGTTGCCACCAGCAGATATTATGCCGCTGGTGGAAATATTACCAGCAGTAACGTTACCAGTTGTGCTGACATTACTACCTGCAGGCGAGACCACATTGCCAAAGAAGTTTGCGGCGGTGACATTGCCAGCAACGCTGACAAGTCCGCCAGTTAACACGTTGCCAGCAGTGATGTTGCCACTGACTGTGGTGTAACCAGTGACGTTGGCCCCGGTACTGGTGATGGTTGCTGTGGTTGCACCTCCGGCAGTGATAACCACATTGCTACCACTAATGATATTGCCTGCCATGTTTGTACCGCTGGCATTGGTAAATGTCACACCTTTGTAAACTGTGGGAAATGTTGTGCTGACAGGTGCTGCGGCAGTAAATGTTGAGTCTGTACTAAAAATTGCAACTCTGGTGTTGGCCACATACAAGGATGTCACATAGTGCGGAGTGGCTCCGTTGTCGTTGATTGTTTCAGGAATAGCACCTGCGGTTCCTGTTGCACTTGAGTATGCTGGGCCCACCACAATAAAGCTGGATCCAGTGTAAACTTTGAGCTGTTGGTTTGTGGTATCGTACCATAAATCGCCAGTCACATTGCTTGTGGGCTGTGTGGAACTGGCAGTACTAAATGAAAGAGTTTTGAACAGTGTACCGTTGTAGACTTTTAACAGGCTGTTGGTTTTGTCCCACCAAAGTTGACCTGTCAAGGGCGAAGCTGGCGCAGTAGATTTTGAAAAATTTTCCAACATCTGGATAAAATTTTCGTCTAAAAATTCTCCGTATCCAGCAAAGTTTTTACCCACTAGAGTTACACTACTTGACTGGTTGACAGTACCATCGGGGATGGTAGCAAAAACGCTGCCATCGGTAAGATTAATTGTATATGCGGCCATGTTAATTACCTGTTTCTATTTTATATTTATACAGCATTAATGTTGCTCAATGTCTGTATTCTGAGTGTGTAATCGATTTGTATTTGTCGATTCAGACTTTTTTGTACTGGGTGAAAAATCACATGAGTGATCAATCTTAAATTATCAGCTGAGCCGTTCCAGGATTTGAGACCCAATTCGTCAAACACATACTCGCCATTGAAATTGGTCGAGTTATCAAATGCTTGTTGTTGCGGGGGTTCGCCATAGTCCAACAAACAAGTTACCAAAATATCAGTGTAAACATTGCCCGATGTGTGCAGTACTGTCATTTTGTTGTATTCAGGATCAGTGTCAGCTGCTGAATTATCGTCAACTACTTTGGCATAGGTTTGATTGTACAGGTCGGCATTTTGACCAGTGGTGTTTGGCGGCAGGTATGTGATAACGCCTGTGGGGTCCACGCTGGAACCACCATTGCCAAATGCCATTTGATAGATATATCCCAGGTTGCGATCACTCAGCGTTTGAGCCATGGCAATGGATATGTTTTCGTAATGAATTGCGTTCTTTTTGTCCACAAGAACTTCGCCTGTGACAGGGTCATGGATTTTGACAAATCCTTCAATTTTGCACAAACCAGGAGTTATCATGCTCTGCCCTCCACATAAGTTTTTTGTGTTTTTGGATCAAAAATTCTCATGTGAGCTTGCACTGATATAGATCCAGTTTCGTTGGGCTTGCGAGCTTTTTTCTCTTTTTCAGGCTCAACTGTGTGTTTTGACTGTGTATTTGGCATGGTCTTTTATTTACCTTAATTATAGGCCACGCAAAAACCTTGCGGCCTGCGTATCGGTATCTTGCAATGCTATTCCGTCGCTGGCTGTGCCAGATCCAGGTTGGTACCAAGTGGTAGCGCATTGTCTTACCAACACAGTAACTTCCACACCTGCTGCTGGTGCTTCTAGTGGTGGGTACTGCGTGTCATCAACCACAAACTCAACAGCAACAGGATTGAATTGACTCACAACCCAGCGATACTGACTTGTTGCAGTGGTATCGCTGTATGCATATTGACGCATGCCGCCAACATAGACTTCAATGGATTCTACTTCTGCTGTGCTGTCGTTGAAGTCTGCTACATCAATACTGGGTGCATAAAATATTGTGGTACTACCGTCGCCTGTTGAAGTATCGCTTACTATATAATTTTGCAAAGATTCAGTCAACAAGTTTTCTCGACCCATATCATATACATCTGTTCCACTGGTATGGGCAGCAACGGCTGTGCCTGCGGTTCCGCGCAGCAGACCGCTGACAGTGTTGAGAGCAATATCTCTTGAGCGATACATTATTCTTTCGCCATCAATGGTCAGCACACCAAATATGCCTGTTTCCAGATTTGGTTCGGACAATGCAGATGCATTGGTCACATGTATTATATCGTCAGTGTCACCAAAATCCTGAGCAAGTGTTGTGGTAGTGGCCGGGGTGATTCTATATGTGGCTTGCACGCCGCGCATGTCTTGGAATATACGGAATGTCATAGCATCAGGAACCACGCTGTTTGTGAACTCTGTAACTGCTAGAATTTGATTTGTACCAATTGTTCCGCTGGACAAGATCAAATAATCTCCAGCAGGAGTAGTATCAGTTTCGGCTTGATATTCAACTGTGAAATCCTGGCCTTCAAACAGTCGATTTCCGTCAAGTGTTACCCACAATCTGCCGGCTTCAATTCCGGTTCTTTGTAACCAAAAGCTATTGTTACTAATAATTATACCTGCAGAATAATCAAAAGATCCTGGGGAATTGTTCACTGTACCTGAATCATAATCGGTGCTGTCATAACCTTCAACGATGGTCACGCCGGTCGAAACTGGGCCAATAAAGACCAAAGTCAATGGATATTGTTGCGAAGTGTCATTCCAAGTTGTGATAGCAAAAATGTCGTTTAAGTTTACAATGTTAAGGAACAATTGATTAGTGGCTCCGAGAGACACGTAATAATCTGCTTGAGTACTCACACTAATTAAAATTTTTGCGCCACTTGCTGGAGGTGTATTAAAAATTACTTGGCGGCCAGGAGTATTACTTCCAGTATAGCGTGTTACACTGTAGGTGCCGGGAGATAATCCAAATGATTGTGGTTGCAATACGCCATCAACCCAAACTGTGATATCTGTAGGAGCATAAATTTCACTTTGACTAATAGTAATTCGTTGCGGTAGTCCAAAACTCACACTAGAGTCGTCCCCGATCCATTCAATCCCAGCATACGGGGTCAATCTTACTCCATTACGAGTAACTACCATATTGGCCGTGTTAGACCCTTGCATGCTATTGGTCAACGTAATAATTTTCGAAGATACAGTAGTTGAATTGGCCACAACATATTGTGTTTGCGGGGTACTCCAACTGTAATTGGTTGTTGCTTTTCCTGTTCCTGATCCTATCCCAGTCGCAGTAAATAGCACTCCCACAGTATTGCTGGCTGCGCCTATAGCAGTAAAATTAGTAGAGCCCACATACGATATTGTGTACTGTCTACCGATAATAAAGTATCCTGCATCAATGGTTGATACACCAAATGCAGTTAAAGAAATGCCATCACCTGTGCCATAGGTGGCACCAAAATCTACCATGGATTGCACAGTTGGCACAAAGGACAACCAGTACAAGGAGTTGGTGATGAGTATGCCTGGAATAGTGTCTTGAAGCGCCCGGTAGTATGTGCCACTGTAGTTGACAACGTCTGATTTTACATAGCTGTTGGTAATGACCCAATCTGTGCTGGCAATGTACGGAGTCCAAGTGGCACCGCTGGTTGCATTTCCGTTGACAAAAATTGCCAGGCTAGAAATTTCAGCAGAATTGACCGGGATCACAACTGAATTACCGACATTTTCTCCCATGTAATTTCCACGGAACAACTGGCTTCCGCCACCGATCTCATAGACGGAAATATTAATAGTGTTGCCATTGGCTACTGTGAGTAATGTTATGGTTTCGCTGTCCCAATTTACAGTGTAATCAATGCCTGGTGCCAGATCTTGTTTTGTAGTCATGTTACTGACCAACACTTGTACAGGAGTTCTTACTACTCCGGTCCAGCTAAATGTATTTGTCACCGCGGCATTGTATGTGTATCGAATGCTTGCAGTCTGAAATCCATGCCCATCTCTGTTCCAGTCTGCGCCAGGACGGGTATACACACGCATATCAAGAGTGTCAAATTCTGCACCGTTGACCAACTCCTCAGGGGCATGACCTTCGTAGAGCCCAATAAATTTGCCACCGTCAACATTGATGTCTGTGGGCAATGTTCCCAACGCAGTGTTTGTAAATTCGCTTCGATAAGTTGTGTCAACAGTGAGTGCATCATCCAAGAAATAATTTCCGTAGACTTGAACTCCGGGATAGGTTATTCCGTCAACTAGCAATGGTAAGTCAATGCCTGGCTCGTTTACCCCGGGCACATAGTATCCCCGGGTACGGTTGACTCCAGACAAGTCTTTGGCCGGTATCAAATTCCAATCTTCAAGATTGAAGTTTGGTCCTACCACTGCTGTAGAATCAGCACTGGCTGCTTGCCATACTGAGTTGGCGTAACGAACCAACTGACCGTCTTGATAGGTACCAGAAGAATTCCAGTCCTGTACATCAGAGAAATACTGGAATCTATCATATTTGATTGTTGTTTTGATACTTCTTGCTAGCCCGGTATATCTATTGAGAAGTTTGTTATAGTTCATGACAGCATAGGCCAGAGCGCTGGTACCGTTGCCGCCATTAAATGTCACAGTTGGAGTTGAAGTGTATCCTGACCCAGGATTGGTTATAACAATACCAGATACTTGCCCTGAGCTGTTGATTGTTGCCACGGCCTCTGCAGACACAGCAGCGTCGCCGGTGATAACAACCAATGGTGGTTCAGTATATCCAGAGCCGCCGGAAATGATATCAACACTGATCAAATTCAACAAGTAATTGCTGTACCATTGATTGTATGGCCAGGTGGCCCATACAGGACTTGTTGATGCCAAATCACTTGCTGTGGTCAATGAAGAATTAAATGCATCACTTTGGGCATATGGCAACAAAATCGGACTGGTATACTTTGGTATTTCCAGGGCTGTGTTGTAGTATGCTGGCAAATCAAAATCTGTAGTGTCTCCAAAAAATTCATCAAAACCGTTGTATTTTAGATTGAATTCACGAATACTAACATGGTAAGGTTTGACTTCGTTGATGTAATCACTTACAAATTCTTGATTGTCTCGAACATAATTTTGGTATGGTATCAACTGACGAATTCTATGATCTACGTCAATCAGACTGGTCTTGATCAACCATTCAGGCGCAGAGAATTCACTCAATATAAAATTAAACATCAGCACCATTGCACGATTGCGCTCCAGTGCCAGATCGTCAATAAACAGTTCTTCATTGATGGCTTGAATAATTTTACGTGTTTCGATCACTGGTTCTTGATCAAAGTATTGCGCATCAAACACTTCAATATCAAATCCAAATCTACCAAGTTGATAATCCCATAGTTCTGCAGAAAATTCAATAGTACCGTCTTGTAATACCACTCGTTCCCATCCTGTGTCTGTTAACAAATAAACTTCATATTTGCCTTGGGCATTGGCAGTGACTTTGACGCTGCTGCTGATAGGTACAGAAATAGTTGCCAAGGCCGAATATGTTGATACTTCGGTCAAAATCTTGGTGCTAGAATTATATCCAACTCTGACCCAATCTATATAGCTCCAATATGCAGGAGTGTAGTAGCCTTGCACTTTTGACAATTTTAAAATTCGTTGACCAACCACACTATCACTTGCTTCAACAGTGTAGATTGTCCACAATCCACGATTACTGCTGTCTGTGGTCACAAGATATTTGTAACCCAAAGCAACTGTGTAAATATTTTGGAATCCAAGAATCTCTAAATTAGAAACTTGTAAATTCCAATTTGTGATTAAAACACTATCAACGATTTCTGTTTGGGTCGGAACCGGCTCACTGCTGTTTAGCAAGTTAAACACTCGCATTTCGGTTATAGGAAACTGTGCCAGCACTGCATTAACTCGTGTGAGATAATTTTTCAATGCCGCGAAACGATCGGTGAACATGCTTTGTCGCGGTCTGAATTGCACACCATATCTTTCAGCCGGGCTCAGGTTAGGATCAGGTACTCGATTCCCAAACGTGTCTGCTCCACAAAAACTATCTTGTAGTTTTCGATATAAGCCATTGCTCAGAAACCCATCTCCACGATCTTGTGGAATCAATTCATATTCCACGTGAACATTGTCGTCTGTGAGTTCACGATCAAATTCAATGCTGACAACGGTATCGCTGGCTTGTATGTAATCTGCACTGTTGTAAAGAGCAATGGTGCTAGCATTGATGGGAGCCATGTACGGTATTCCGCTGGCACGAGGATCAGCAATATAGGATGCTATTGTGCTGATTGGCAGCGTCTTGTTAAGTTCTGTAGCAGTCACTGTGATATCTCTTACCCAGAAATAATATTCTGTGGCAAATGTGCCATCTTTTGTGAGACGAGTATTGACTGTGTAAGATACTGTGTTAAATGGCGTGCCTTCTCCAGTGTAACTGGCCGGCGGAGTTGAACTTACCACCCACTGGTATACATCAATTACACTGCCCGGGAACACTTGTGCCCAGCGGCGACTTGCGTATGTGATACTATCTTGATTTGGATCAATGAATCTCACAGTGCTGATGTCCCACCATATTTCACCTATGTGATCTGCAAACCAGGTGGTGCCACGAATGTTGGCAGACCCGATGTTGTAGGATGCAGGATCAATTGCACCGATGTAGTCGATGTTTTGTCTTGCAGCACCTAGTATTTTGCCCTGCAACGGATTGATAAAATCCAAAAATTCAGTTTTTGCACCAGTTATGCTGTCGTATAAAAATACAGAATTTAATAATTTTATATCTACTGTGGGCTGTTGAATTTGAGTGACTTTCCATGCCGGTGACTGTGTGTTGTTTTCAAACACAAACACCGCCCCAAAATCTGCGGTACTGTCGCCTGCATCATTCTTTGGAGCACCGGCCATAAGCACACCTGATGTGTAATTGACCGCAGTACCAAATGCATCATACGATGCTACCTCTGTATTATTAATCTGTTGTCCAAATATGAATTTTCCTGGATTTGAAATCGACGACGTTGAGCTTGGCAAGTAATCATAGGTATAAATTGCGCCGCTTTGTACAAATATCGAGAAGAATATGGTACTGCCAGCATCAAAGAAAGTGGTGCCATCATCAAATATAGTGATAAGATATAGAGATCCTTTTGGTGCTCCTACCACAAGATTTACAGCCGAATCGTCAATGCTTAGACTGCTGCCAAACCCAGCATATTCAATTGGGTACGGGCTTTCGATTGTTTGAGTCCAAGCAAATGTGTTGAACGCTAGTGTGGCAAATGCTGTGCCAACAGTTCCGGGTGCCACTTGCACTTTGTTGAACGGTAACGCTGAGTCTGGGTTTTTAACTGAAATTGTAAGATACCCGCTGGTGCTCACAGTTGCCAGCACATTTTCTACTGTGTTGTTGATTGCATTGGCCAGGCCAGTCACAGTGTTGTTGGGATAAGCAGGTACTGCAACATCCATATTGTTGACGCGAACAGTAGCGCCAGCAGTCAATGCAGGATTGGCCACAGTGGACGTGACTGTTCCATAGATACGACTTTGGTTCACAAAACGTTCTACCACACCGCCTTTGAAAATCTGCTGGCTGCTTTGTGGTTCACCAATATACAAACTGCAATTGTTGACACAAATATCCACAGCCTGACCAAAATTACAAAATCCTGCCGCGGTATTTTGAACAACTTTTTGTATCTGTTGAAATTGGTTGGTTTCAATTTCGATCACATCGCCCAATTTCAAAGTCATGTTGATGGTAACCGTGGATCCAGACACTGTGAATGAATTTGGTGCACCAATTGTGCTGTTGGTTTGATTGATTAAAAATTCATTGTTGACAATCACACTCACCGGCGCAGTTGGGGCTCCGCCCAATACTGTGATACTGGAGCTTGATGCATTTACGCCGTACACAAACCGCTGTACATTTCGATCAAACACATAAACACTGCCAGCTTCTACATTTCCATTCACTGTGGAATACGGGGTACCTATTATGACTTGTCGGCCATCTGTGGTGCAAGCAATTGACTGCCCAAATCGGTCTGATGCGCCGAGTCCGGCTGCCGTGATAGTGCCTGCATACAGGAATGAACCAGTGGACTTGACCACTGCAATATCGGCCACACCCAACGGTACCACAAAGGTAACTGTGGTCCCAGCAAAGGTATAATCGATATTGGGACGCTGTATAATTCCGTTGACTGTGATAGTAAATGCATAGATATTGGTGGCCAGGAACAAGCCCACTTTATTGCCGTCTTGATCAACGTTGTGTGCCAAGTTAAATGACGTTGTGCTGTAGGGTATCTGAAAACCGTTCCATCGTTCAATTTTTACCAACACACCCAAAGCCGGTGCTGTGGTAAAAGTTACTGTGCTGAAGTCTCCAGCAACAGTATAATCGACCCCAATGTTTTGTATCTGGCCATTCAGTGTTACCTTGATTTGATAACTGTCATTGATCTGTACCACATTGTTAAATGTGTATGTCTTGGTTGTTGCGTTGCCGAGAAAGCTGATAAATTGCTGTTGCCAATCAACGTAGCCGTATGCATGCACTTGATTCAGTCCCGGTGCACTGATATACATCCAGCGTTCGTCAAGACTCATTGCAACTGAGTATCCAAATTCGCCAGCACCCGGTGTGGTACTAGGTGTGGTCCCGGGTTGAGTCAACAGCTGATGTTGATCGTAAGGGATAGAGCCCGGTTGTCCCAGTACAGGATCTCGATAGATCACACAGGCATATCCGTTATTGGCCTGACTTGCTGGCCCAAGGCTCTTGGATGCTCCGGCCACTGCCCAGGTTTGATTGCCAAAATCTACTGCGTTACCGTATCCCCGAACACCAATTGTGCCCAATGAAAGTATTGCGTCTGAGCCGCCCAATGGACTGGTAGGAACATATTGATCGCCATAGCCTTTTATGTAAACATAAACAGCACCTTTTTCAACACCTGCACCAAACCCGTATCTTGGGCTTCCGACCAGGGCGGCTGCTTTATTTTGAGCCTGAGCCACACTAGCGCCATATTGCTCGCCTGCATCAAGCAACACAGGATTCAAAGAAATAATGCTGGAGAATACTTGATTTTTTTCCAGTACTTCCCATAGTCCAGCACCGTTATCATCTACCCAAACACGAGCACCAGGCAACAAATCGTTGGCATAAGGAAGAGTGCCCACATCACTTGCCTGCGACACACGCATGGTCTGCAATGTGAGTCCGATCCCGGTGCCATTGGCCACAGTTCTCTTGCTGGTAAATGCAAATGCAATGTTCACTGTGGTCAAGTCTGGTACCGACAACACTTGATAAACACCATTGATCTCAACATCAAAGAACTTGATGATCAATTTTGCCCCTGCAACCAGGCCGTGATTCTGATTAAAAATCACACGGCTGGTGCCATTCAAGTTATCGCAAACGTGTTGTATTTGTCCAGGCACAGCTTGTGCTCGATAAATGTTCCAGTCATAGTCATTGACTTTGGCCACCCAAATACTGCTGCCAACCACAATAGAATCAATGTTGGCGCTTAGACTGCTGTTGCTTGTGATATCAAATACTGTGACATCAGCATCGTTCAAGTTCACATATCCTGCTGTGGGCAATCCTGTATCTGTAGGAATCTGTGTAGTGGTTGGAAGAATTTCTGGGCTGGTAAGTTTATAACTTTGTTTCCAAACGTTGCTTAATAATATTGCTTGATCAGCACTGCTTGATTGTTGCGGTACCACAACTTGCACCAGACTGGGATTAGAGCTCAACAACGCACGATCTAATCGTAGTTCAAAGAAACTACGATTAGCATTGGCACCGTATACCGCACGTTGTACTGCCCAATTTTCATAGATATCGTAATCTGCGGCTTCTTTGCCCAGGTTGGCTGCTTTGAACAGCTCGGCACTGAGAATGGTTCCTTTGGTATCAAGGAACTGGCGATACACATTGACCTGGCTGACATCGTCGAGATTCAGCGCAGCTAGATATTGGCGTGGTTTAAATCCTATCAATCCATAACTCAACAGGTCATTGTCAAGTTCTATGTTGGCAGAATTAATATTGTAACTGTTGGCCAATTGATTGGCCTTGTTGGCCAAGTTAGGTAGCAATCCAAGTTCAATTTGAGTGTAATCACTTTGAACCCAGTCACTAAAATTGAACAATGCAGTGGGTTGTACAATTTTCAATGCAGACCAGTATACGTTTTTGTATTTGACAATTTCGCCCTTGCTGTATGTTCTCAGGCCTGTCCATTCTTCCACATTATCCCGGTTCATGATAAATCCCGGCGTGTCCACACTGCCGTTCCAGTCAGCAGTGTTCACTGCTATCAAGGTCAATCTGTTTTGTCTTGCCCCGGTGGTAGGATCGTATATCAGATCCCCGAACACACTGTTGTTGTTCAGCACAATCATGTGTTCAAAATTAGTAAATCTTAAATCTATAAAACTAATATTTTGAGTGGTCAATGGTTGTATTGTGAACGTATTGCCTGTTCTCACAATATTCAAAGTGCGAGTAGGTAATTCTCTTGAATTTTGATCCAGCAATAAATTTTCTGTAGTTTCTGTAGTGATGTTGTCTACCACTGCACCTGGACGAGTGACAGTCAACCCGCCAGCCAGTGGATTCAAATTGATAATAGCATTTGAATTCCAGCCTTGTTGACTCCAGTACAAGAATTCATTTACCATTCTAGGCCAATCTAGTACATAACCATTGGCTCTGTCAGTAAATGTTAATCCTTGAGTTTCCAACAGTTTTCCGTAACTCAACAAGAAATCGCTCACCGCAGTTTCATTGCTGAACACAAATCCGTATGGTACCTGTACCACAGTATCAGTATAGAAAGTAGGAACTCTGACAGTAATTCCACCAGAGCTGTATTCTTGCAATCTTCCCACGGCTTGACTTTGCAGTATTTCAAAGTAGGCCTGGGTGGTTCCGTAGCCAAATACTGCATATCCACCAGTGACTTTTTGTATGGCCACGCTGCTGTATCTGATTTGTTCAAACGGTTGATTTTTATACAACACAATATCATAACTCTCATCAGGAATCATCAAAGTTGTGTTAGTTGAATTAGGGCTGGACTTTTCAGTAAACAATTTGATATATTGTTTGTCCGAGTAGCTGGCCATGCGATAGCACAGTCTTACATCTAGATTTTTAAGCTCGGCTGTGAGTTCGTTGGTACTGTTGATACCACTCTGCCGATTAAAATCTACTATCCAATCAATGTAACTGGCTTTGCTGGTGCCATTGCCATACACTTCTATCTCATTGGCATTTAATCTATAACGATCATTGAACAGGTATTGATCATAATCTAAATTGAATTTGTACAGGTCTCGGTCAGCAAACAATGCAAAAAACTTTGCCGGGCGAGTGACTGCCAATACGTGCATGACCGAAAAAGGATATGCACTGGAATTCCACCAGGATGCTTCTACTGGACCGCCGTCACCAATTGACCAACTTTTGGCAAACTCGGTGGCAAGATTATAGTTTGGCGGCAATGCGCCAACCACGCTGTTCAACGGGCTCAGCAATTCACCTTCGGGTCCGGTTGGTATAACTGTTGAAAGACCAGGTCTAGCGTATTTGGGTTTATAATACGGTTCTATGGGATCGGCCACATAACCTGCTTCTAGATCATCCCATAACACCAAGTTATCTGCGGTGTAGGGCGCTGGACCGTATGTGCTTGCCCACCAATCTGGTGCTACAGTAAATCCCAGCATTTCCCAAGGTGTATAACTGGGTTGTTGTGTGTCGTAATAGTATCTATTAATTCCGCGCCAGGCGCCTAACAAAGGTTGTTGATCAAGACGACTTTTTGACTTGCTGTAATTCCAGGTAAATTCATTTGTAGCATTATAATCTTGTTGTTTATAATCTATCTTGTTCCAGCCGCAATAGCTCAGTAGGTCTTCAGCAAATATGTTGTTGATTTCTTCAAAGGTGTAACCAGTACTTCGAAATTGGCCCGGCATGACATCTTCCAATGTCATCGGAACTGGGTTGCCATCCAATTTCAAATTGCTGTAAATTCTAGTTTCAAATTCTAGTAGTACAGCATCACGTATGTCTCCAAACAGAGGAGTCATGCTGCCGTCGTGACCTTGAATAAAATTTGCAGTTCCGTTGCTGGTGACTCTTGTTACTACTGCTGGTCTCCATGCAGGATATAATCCCAATTTGGTAGGAGTGTTGGGAACAAAATTTCCATTGGTGGCATTGTATTCGTTTATGGTGATCTTGTCACCTAGAGTTAAATCGGCCAAAATAGTTATTGTGGGTCCGGTCAGAGATACAATATAATCCTGTTGTCTTTCCAGCAGCACCTCATTCAAGTAAACACAAAGTCCAAGATAATTTGCCGACGTAAAATTATAAATTTGTACTGTGTCAAATGTATTCAAAGTGGTGTACCCCACAGTGTATGTGTTACTGGCATAGGTTGTGCCAGATGGCAACATGTCGCTCCAGTAAAACGGCTGTGTGTCTACTTTGCCCAATGTGACGTCGTTGATGGCTGTGTCAAGAATTTCTGCTGTGTTTTTATATGCAATATTTTCTTGTGTCAGCACTGCGTCCAGCATCCTTGCTTTGTATTTGATATACTCGCGGCTGTTGTATTGCAAACTGGCAAAAATATTATAGGACGACGATCGCATGAAATACCCAGCCAAGGTCAACGGTGAACTTTGTTGCAGTATGATTGACCCATAAGGAACAATGTTACCAAGATCTCTAGTGTTGTTGGATCCGTTGATCTTGCCGCTCAAGGTCAACAAGTTTTGACAAATGCTTTCATAATGAGTGCGAATTGTTCCCAGTGTAAACAGCGGACTGTTGGCGTTGAGAGGATTGCTTTGCAAGTTATTAGGAACTTGATAAAATCCCACACTACTGGTTTGTTCACTTAGAACTAGCACTTCAATTACATCGGTTGGCAGATACACATTGGCCAATGTTATTGTGGTGCTGTCTGCGGTGACAGTATAGGTGTAAAGGCCAGGGTCCAAGAATTGGCTGCCTACATATATTTTAATTACAGGAACTGCGATTGATGTTTGGGCATTCACTGCAATGTCAAGTTTGAGAGTAGGAATACTATAGGTAAACTTAAATTGTTGATATATCTGCTGTGGTACCACAGCATTTTGCCATCCCAACAGCTTTTGATAGCCGATTCTGTTGGCGTATTCTCTAGTAGATCCAGTGCTTATGTCACTGGTCACACTCACATTGTCTACTACATAAACAAATGTGTCAACATATAAATTGTTGTCAAATACAATGTCGCCAACGTTGTTGATGTTCAAGTATTTCAAGGGAAATTGCAGTATTGGATCAAGTACTGTGGTATCACCCACAGCATAGCTAAACAATTTTGATCCTGCAAAGTTAGTCGATTGATATTTTGTGCTGTTGCCAAAACTTATACCATCCACGTCGTAAATGTTAAAGAGTGGTGCTTGTTGTACGCTGGTTTTTTGTTGTGCTTCTATCCAATTGGCACCATCAAACCAATATGTAATGTCAGCGGTATCAGTACCGTTCAAGCAAACAGTACATTGATCAATTTCTACAATGCCGTCTGGTGCCAATGTCAACGTGATAATTGGCTCTGCAATCAGCGGAGCAATTGTGTCTGGCGTGGCAAAACTCACTATATAGACTTTGTTGCGAACCGATGTGTCTTCGTCAGCAGCAAAAATAACTCTTGTGCCTTCAACAAATGTATATCCATCAACTGTGTAACTGGTTGATCCTTGCACATTGCTAAATGCATCAGTTTGAGTCAGGTCAATGATATCTACCGGTTGTTTTCCTTCGGTGCCCATGTTCCACAAACGCAAACCAGGACGGAACTGTATAATTGGGCGCTTGGCACGATAGTTGTTGTCAAGCACGGCTGTGGTATTGTTATATTCTGCAGTGGCGTTGATTACGTCAATGTGGAACCAGCGATTGCTTCTGGTCCATGCATTGAGATCTCGACTTGATCGACTGATTGTTAGATAATCTAATTTTGTAGGTTCAACCACAATTGTGGCTGTGTTATCGTCTTCGGCATAAGGTTCGTAGACATTAAAATCACTAACAGGTAGCAATTGTATTGCTACACCAACACCGCTAACATAATATTCTCGATCACTTATGGCAATGGCATTCATGCTGCCGGTGCCAGTTTGCAATGGTACCACCGGGCCGTATTGCGTTGAACTTATGGTAAATTTTTGTCGATTGGCCGAAATTGATCTCACATAGTATGTTTGCCCGGCTGTGATACCACCAAGTGTAGGGGACAAGAACAAAACTTGCTGTCCAACATACAAATCAGTAGCAGCAGAAGATGTAATATAATTGGTATTGATTTCAGTTTGTGTACAAGCAAAACTTGTGGTTCCAGATTTATAACTGGCCGGTTCTATATCGCCGGTGAATTTTACTTTGAGTCCATTGGTGAACACTACACCATTAGGGCTGGTGTAATTTTTTTCTCCAACTATTTGATCTATGTATAATATGCTACTACTGCTGGGCTCTAACAATTTAATACGACCAAATATTTCTGGATCAGTGCTGTCTTGGTAGTACAAGGTATCTTGCACTGCGGTCAACAACGGAATTTGATGTATTGTATCCGTTGGAGTTTTGTACCATTGTGTGTTACTGTAGGTAGTGCCGTATAAAATAGTAAATTTTTCCAATGAATTAATTGTGGTTATTTCATTGACCTGGAGGTAGACCACGCTGTCAATTGTAGTATAGGTAATTTGATATACGTTGTTATAGCCTGGTTGATTGATAAAAACCAAGGTACGTGTGTCAAGGTTTGTTGTGCCGTCAATGCCGCCATATTCCACAATAAAATCAATCAAGGGTTTTCCGTTGATCACATCGTAGCTCAAGGTTGATATTAGATCTACTGTGCCGATACTTGATAGATTGTAATAAAAACTTTGATCGGTCTTTTGCGGAACGTTGAACACTATTGTGCCTAGATCTTCGCCGTTGTTTGTCACACCGTAAACATCTCTACTGCTGATATTAGGTGAGAAAGGCAGGGTGCCGCTGATGCCCGGAGCTGACTGTATCCAAAATTGTGGGCTGGTTCCGGTGGTGCTGTTTTGTGCAACTTGAAAAGTGTAGCTGCCGCCTCGTACCAATTCAATCACTGGGTCCGAACCTGAGACACCCGAAAATGTGTAAGTTCCATTGGCTCTAGTGACCACAAAATTATCTGTAGTAGGTATTGTGGTAGCAGATACGTCAACCACATCTGGGCCAGCTGGCAGCCAAAAATACTGACTGAAGTTGACAAAAGTGTCAAAATCAACAAACGGATCCCAGGTATAGTAATCGCTTGAGTACAATAGGTCAGGACGACTGCCGTTGCCACCTTGGAAAGTCACAGCATCATTCATTCCAGGATAGGTGATGGCATTTTGTATCTTGTTAGTATCAGGCACCAAACTGACCACGCCAGGTTCAAGTTGATAGTTTGCTCTGGTAGCAGTGGGCTCGACCACATATTTGTCATTGGGATTGATACCGGGACCGACTGTGCGTCCGATAAAACCTTGTGTCTTTTTAAAACTGGGTTCCTGTACCAATTGGTCAAGAGTGGCTGCTAAAAATTGTTTGTTAGCATCAGTTTGAAATATTTCTGGTAAAAAATCTACACTGCGAATTTTTGCCATTAAATTACTCCGCTGCCAGGGGCAGTACGCAAGTTGGTACTGGTCAATGCTTCAATAACTTCGATATTGTTTATTGTAGCACCATTGACAAATATTTCGTTGGGAGCTGATCGTATTTCATATAGATCCCCGAAATACTTTTGCGAATTCAAAGGAACCAGTACCACCGAACTAATGATTGTTCCCAACTGTCTGTGTAGGTATGCGGCCAGTTCTGAGAAATAAAATGTATCACCAAAGTTCCACTTGTCGATGGAAAAGTAATCGTTCATTGCAGCTACCACACTGCTTTTGATCTCACTGCTGCTGGCAGTAGAATTTTGAGCGCGAATCACTTTGACCGTAGCGCGAAGATTTTGTGCGGCTTTTTCGCCAAACAACGGTTTGAATACTACAGAATTTAAAATAATATTATCGCTGATCATTTTGTAATCTTGAAGTCCTTGATATGCTGTGCTCAATTCATCGATACTGGGCATGGTGGGTTCTACCACAGTATTTGTTGTGTCTCTGATCCAATTTTGATATGAAGTGTAATAGGCCAAGGTTACCACATACAAATCAATGATGTTGGTCGTGCCGGGATCAATTCTGGTTGTCAATGGACTGTTGTGTCTGTATTGATAATACAATTGCTGGCGTCCTGTTCTTGCTATCCAATCAGTACTGGCATCAACCAAGGTTCTGATTCCAGTGGCACCTATGGACAGTTGATAAAATGCATCGTCGCTGTAGGTGTAAAATACCTGTCCTGGGCTCCATTCATTTTTCGCCAATTCAAGTTGATTATAGGTAGCGTAGTCGCTGACAACCACACCTGATTCGACCAACAGATATCTTTGCAGGTTGTCAAAGTCCACTGTTTTTTGCAGATAGATATATTTTTGTGTTGGATTTGTACTTGGCGCCACTATTTCGTTGAAGAAATCTGGATTGTCTGGTACACCGTCATTGTCACTGTCACGGTAGCCCACTAATACCTGGAAATCATCAACATATCCGTCACTCTCTACAGGTTGTCCTGTGATGGTCATGTAGATGTCGCCGGGCAAGTGATCAGTGGAGTCAGGCTTGGTATTGACTGCAAGACAGTTTATAAAATCACGAATAACTGTGCCAGTGCGTGAATCATATACTTGTGCGCCATCATAAAAGAAGAACCGTGTTTGTAATACACTTCCAAAATAATAAGCAAGTCCGCGGAATGTCACAGTGTAATTTTGATTTTGTACCACAAACTGAACCAACCATGACGCATCCAAATTGGTTCCCGAAGTGTTCCCAGCATACTGCTGACTCCAGGCAGAATCAGCAGCAAGGTTTGTGCTACTGATCAAATACCAAGAGTACGGTGTGCCTGTGATATCGCCATTGTTGTCGTACCCAATGCCAAAATTACGATTCAATAAAATCTGTTCAGCAATGGCCAATTCCAAGGACTGTGGTAAATCAGTCACAAACAACGGAATAATAGTGTCAACTATTGCACCAGTAGGCACAAAGTTGTTGAGAGATACTGGACCTGCCCCTGATGGCAAATTGCCAAGCCCGTTGTTGTAACCGGTCCCAACGATCTCCAGTGGGCTGGCCCAGATTTCCAATGTTTGATCTGCACTGGTCGGTGTGCCTTGCTGTAACTTGTTGTTCTTGTCGAAGTAATAACCTGTGGGTGGCACAAACTTGATAAGGCTGCCTACTGCTACGTATTTGAAATTTGTGGTGGTTGTGGATCCCACTGGAATTGGAGAACCGTTTGGCCAAGTGGTAGAATAAACTGTATTTCTAAAATAGCCTGTGGTCTCGTTGGCCAATGTGGTGCTTTGCACCCAGTTGGCGCCTGTGACCCAAGTGGTGCCACCGTATGCGGGCAACGTGGTTGAGGTCACTCTAGGAAAGTTGTCATAGTAGAATTGACGGCTGGTGGTTTCAGCCAACTTTGGCTGGAACTGGTTGGTAATTGCATCTGCAATTTCATTTCGATTGGTCCAGGAAAACAAAATTGTAGGCAGTATGTTTTGTTCCCACAATCCGCCGTCACTGCCAAAGGTGTTGGTGCTGGAATATTTGCCAGTGTTGTCCACCAAGTCCAAGTAACGACTTGTGCCAATACTGGCACGATTCAATGCTTTGGATTTCACAATACTGTTGTATTGTGTGTAGGGAAAGAGGTTATAGTCTTCTCCGTTGACCATGCGGTTCTGTGTGTAGTATCTAGCAGGTGCACGTTGCTTGATTGCATCAATGCTTTCACGTGCTTGGCTGTTGCTCACAGGACGAGTGATGCCACAGGTGAAGGTTATTGTTTCTAGATTTCCTGCACGACTGATATAGCTGATAGGAATACTGACAGCCTGCATTTCTTCTGGATTGATAATGTATTGCAATCCATTGCTGGCGCGAACATAAGCACGGAATGTACCCACAGGAATTTCAGAGAATACACCATCACCAAATACCATGGTAATCTGATCGTTGGTTCTGGATGTGACTGAGTATATGGGACGAGTGCTGGTGGCCACCTGCTCGCCACCTGCTGCATAAATGTTTTCTGTGTAGGCCCACTCACGACTCACTGTGCCAACATTGTCCAGTTGAAACAGCCATCGGTCTTCGTTGTTGACACCTTCAATGTTGATGTTGACTGTGCGGTTGGCCACACGTTCACCAAGATTAAAATCTTGGTTTTGCAACACACCCTGCTTGAACATAAAGAAATAGCCAGTGTTGGCGCTTTGGAAGCCCAGGCTATCATTGCGGAACAACACATTGAATGGCACATTCGGTTTGGGTGATGGCTCGTAAAGATAATCTCGGCCCACAGATGTTGAGGTCATTGCTTCAAATGGCATGTTCACGCCATCCACTGTGGCAGTATACGGCACAATCGGAAGATAACCTGGTACCAGATTGATGGCGTATTCGTCTGTGCGAACACCAAGAATTGTTTGACGGTTACCAGGACGACCCACACGCTGTGTGTCTACCAAGCTGGCATTGATGATAGCAGTAAATTGTTCTTGCCAGTCTGGATTGGTTTGATCCGCCCAATCCACTGTGACATTTGACAAGTTCACACCTTGGTAATCCACAACGTTTTCTGTTGTGGTCACCGAAAATACTTTTAGCAATCCTTGGGCAGCAATATTGCGTTTGGCTGTGTAGCTGACCAGGTTGGCCAGTCGCACAACACTATCTCTACGTTCAGCAGTGTCTATGTAGTTTTCACGGGTGTTCATGTCCGTGCGGAATGCCAAGGCCTGGCCCATGAATGCAATCACATCCAATAAGGCAATGTATTCAGAGGATTCAATGTAGTCATTGAATGTTTCGGGATAGTTCAGGCGCAGGTAATCGACAAAACTCTTGCGTAAGGTTTCAAAATCATAACTTTGAAAATCTGCTTCGCGATAGGTTTGGTAAATCTGTTTCCAGTCCTGAACACCAAATATCGCTGTCTGTCGTGTGGTTTTTGCCATTTTTCTTCGCCTCTATCTTTTATTTATGGGGATTAAAAACGGCTGCTTTATACATAGGAGGCGTTGCGCTGTTGCAAGTCAAAGAAAAGACTCAGTCTTTCAGCATTGGTGCTTGGCACAACTGTCAACTCAAGTTGAATCAATATGCCATTTTCCTGGGGGAAACATTGCACATCGTTGATGTAAACTCTGGGATCGTTGCCAGCCACACGTTGCACTTCTTTGACAATTGCGTTCTGTAGTTCTTCCAGTTGGTTCTCAAACAACAGGTCCCAGAGCACTGTGCCGTATGCTGGTCGGCCAGGCAACTGACCTTGACGTATGTTGAACGCATTAAGCAGGTCACGTTTGATCAATGCAAAGTCCGTGAGTGTGAACTTTTTGTATTGATTTTGTGTGTTGAATCCAATGAATGTTTGTGCCATATGATATTTATGGGAGATTATTCACCCTCGCCGCGCCCTTCAATCTTGGGCTGCAATGCATATAGACGTTCTTTTTGTTGCTTTGAAAATGCTGCCAATTGGTTGTTTCTGTCTCTGAGAATACTGGGTGTGAGTGTGCCAGCTGAGATTGTTTTTTTGTCAGCCTCTGTCAGCGAGTTGTACAAGTTGATCAGTTCCGATAGCAAAGCAATACCATTGATATTGTAGTTGTTGCGCACTGCATCTCTTTCAGAGTTGAGTGCGTCATATTGTTGTTGTGTGATGGTCTGCTGATTTTCCAAAGCTGCCAATTTTGGGTCCAAGGCTTGTAATTTTTCCACTGTTGGCAGCAGCCAATCATTTACATAAGTTGTTGCCTTGGTTTCGTAGTCACTCACTGTGGCAGAATTGGCCGGGGCCACATACACAGGAGTAGGCACCTTGGCATCTCCTAGCACTCGTGTGGTTGCGGCATCCACTGTGGCGCGACTCACTGTGTCTGCTGCCGGCATGGGTGTATCTTGTTGTTTAAATGCTGTGGGTATTTTTGTGTTTACCAAGTTCACAGCAAATGCACCATCACGAACAGCACTACTAAAGGCTGCTTGTACTGCTCCTGTGGCATCGCCGGGTATGGGAAGCCCTTTGGCAAATGCTTCTGCACCAGGCAAACTTTTGGCAGCATTTAATGCCATGCCGGCAATGCCTTGACTTGATAAATTTTGTACAGGAATGCCCACTGCACCCATGGCAGCCACACCCTTGGCCATTAGTCCTTGTTGTATTTGACTTTGCTTGGGGGCATTGGCCAACAGATCTGTGGCACTTTTGATTCCATCTTTGCCGGTCCATATGGCAGGGCTTTTTATTAAATCAGCAAACGATGCTGCATCAAACTTGGCACGTGATCCTGGTTTGACATAGCCAGCAGTTTCTAACTGTGCCACATCCAGTCCAAATCCCCCTAGGCCTTTGCTGTTGCTGATGCTGTCAAATCCCTGTCCCACAAGATTTTTTGCCTGAGCCAACACACCATTGACTTCGGGTATGCTCATTGGACCAATAGGGGCCACTGCACCTAGAGATGCTAGCCCACCTGCAATCTTGGAAAAGTCTGCGGTGTTGATAGGGTTTGTAACTGCTGCACCTGTGATGGTTTTGTTGATTGTTTGAATTGCAGTTGTTGCAACTGATCCCTGTATGCCGGCTGCCCCTACTAGTGCAGCGCCGGCTTGACTGGCACCCAATCCGCCCAGTGCACCAGATGCTGCTGACACTGCTGGTCCCACTGCGGCAGTTAATCCAGCCGCAGTTGATGCCAGAGAGCCAGACAATGCACCACCTGCGGCTCCCAAGGCGGTGCTGACTGAACCAATGGATGCAACACTTCCTGCACTGCCAAGAGCACCAACAATGCTGCTTTGTGCCTGCTGCAAGGCACCTTGTGCGCCAGCTAGTCCATCTGCTGCCTGAGTAGCTGCCGAAAGAGACTGTCCAGATTCAAACCCTACCAAGGCACCAGTGGCGTCTTGTTTCTTGAAGATCGCTTCTGCTTGTTCTCTTGTGAGGCTTTCGGGCCCAGTCAAAGTAAATGGTTTTCCGTCGCTGCTGGTAAATGTAAATGAAGCCATTTTAATTTGCCTTTATTTCTACGCCAGCCGGAACTGGAACTGCGCCTGGTGGCGGTGACGGTTTGCCTTCTTCAAACTTGACTTCAACGTCCACGCCTTTGTTGTGGTACGGATAAGGTTCGTGTGTGGCAGCCCGGCTCACAATACTTTCAAGTGCTTCGGGGTTGACTATCCAGCCTTTGCTGGTATCCCATTCTGTGTCATCCAACAAGGTTGTGGTCAACGGTTGCGGATTGGTTACCACATCAGCGGCCGGACCATTGAGGTCAATACCACCAGCTTCTAATATCAATGCAGATCCGGCGCCCCAGGATCCTGATGCGCTGTTCAGGGTCAATGTGCCATCGGCTTTGACACCGATTGTGTTTTTACTGTATAGAGTGATGTCATCTTGTGCCTGCACGCTCATGAACGTGTCAGTTTCCAACTGCATGTCTTCTTTGCTTTTTATTTTTAAATAACGTCCAGCAAACATGTTGATATCTCTATCGGCGTGTAAATTAATGTCGCCTTTGGTGCGCACGTTTACTGAGTTGGTGGCATACACATCCACTGTGCCTTCTACGCCAAACTCCAGCCAGGTCTGTCCATTGGCATGAATGATGTAGAAAAAGTTTCCCGAATCACTCATGGTAATTTGATGTCCTAGACTGGTGCGCAATCTCAGCATTGCGTTTTGTCCTTCAAGGTCACCGTCATCCATCACAAGACTGTGTCCGCCCACACGACCAATGATTTGAGCCTGTCCGGGAGTTATTTCGCCAGCATTCAACTTTTTGCGAATGTCATTGGGTTTCATACCTCCCTGATAGATGGGTGCGCCAGGTGTGCTGATTCCAAATACTGCACTGGGAGTTTCGCGCTGACTTGAGCTTTGTATGGTGCCGCGCTCGATGTCGTCAATGAGTCCTTGTTGTAATAGTGACTGTGCCAGATAACCCTGCACAGGTTTGGTTTGGTCAAAAAATCTTGGGTCGTTGAAAATTTCTATGTTGTTGACATTGATTTCGGCCACGGGCAAACGTGCAGCATTGGCGAAATATGTTTCTTGATTTTGATTTTGTACTTCGTAGTTGGGAGTGCTGGAAATGGCAGGTACCATGCTGCCTAGCCCTTGATCGGGCACCACACCAATATAAAATCCATTGTTTCTGTCACCGTTGACAAACACGCACATCACTGTCACTCCCACGTCAGGAGGAGTAAACCACATGCCATATGCATTGGGATTGCCGTCTGTCCAGGTGCCAACTCCTGTACTGCTGGGATTTGACGGAGTTGATCCGTAAAAAGGAGGCATGTAGCTTACTGTGGTCCATTTGGAATCATCTTGCATGGCCTTTTCACCACCATCAACAAATGCTTCGATGAACACACGCAAACGCCCTGCTCGAGTGGGATCAACTGTGCTCATGACCACACCCGTGAATGGACCAAACTCTGATGGTACTCCACCACGGTCTAGTTTGTAGTTACTCGGACGTCCTCGACTGCGTTGTACGTTATCTACCATGTGTTATCCTCCATCACCAGCAATTTTTTGTGGCTGAGATCCACGGCCTCTGGCACCTGCGGCTGCGGCTGCTGCATTGTTTCTTGCTATTATTGAATTTAATTTTGGTGGACCAGATTCCGTCGATGTGGTATCCAACACATTGCCATCGCCATCAGTAGCAGGCTTTGGCGGCGGTGCGTTTTGTATAGCACCTGCAGTGATACCTTGTCTTGTGATCGAAGGATTACCAAAAGCAGCACTCCCTACATTGGGATCAAATTGTGCAGCCTTGTATGCGCCCTGCGCACCAAGTATGGCAGCTTTGCCACCATCTGAACTTTGTGTACTGCGTGGATCTGTAAAACTGGTAGCTTGTTTTCTTCCTGACAGATCGACTCCAGTTCTGGCCGCAGTATCTTTTGTCTTGTTCTTGGCAGCATCAGCTGCCGAAGAATCTTGAGCAGATTTGTTGGCATAAATCGGAAGTCGGAAAATACTGCCTTCCAAAGTTTGCTCAAATATTCCACCTTTGAATTCGCTGATGACTTTTGTGACTTGATACACTCTGCTTTGTAGCGGTTCTCGTTTGCCGCCATCAACTTGACTGGTTCTGCTGTATGGATCTGCCAGTCCTGTGGCCAGATCATAATCTTCAGGTCGTTGCCACAACATTTCAAACAAAATGTCTTGACTGTCAAACGACACTGTGCCGTCTGAGTTGAACCCAGTTTTTATTGCATTTACCAATGTGGTTCCTTCGGTTATGGGTTTGAAAAAACTGCCTTGCTGTATCCAAGCCGGATCTCCTATTATTCTGACCTTGGCATTGGCCAGGTCACTGGCATTGTATATGAGTTCAGCAGCGTTGGCATTGGGCTCATTGGTTTTACCGTCGGCGCCAAAACTACTTTCGTTGCTGCGAGGACTGTAGTTGTATCTCACAAGATCTTGATAGGTGTTGGTGGCAGCAGCATTGGATCGATCTATGATGCTGGTGCCTTGGCCTGATCCACTTAGTGTGGCAGTAAATGTAGTGTTCAGTGTTTCTTGATAATCTTTGACTGCTACATTTTGTCCGGTGAACCAAAATGGATAACGTTTGTGTACTCCTGTGAAACGATTTTGCCGGAAATATTTGCTGTCTACATTTTTTACCAAATAAGGAGTCACTATGTATTTGATTTTGTAGGCATAGTCGTTTCTCTTGGGGTCAATACCGCCGGGCTTTCTTTCTGCATGCATGCTTATACTAAACCAGATCAAGGGTTTCTTTCCTCCCTGCGCAGGCTCTTCGCTGCCATCGGGATTTTCTATCACTAATTTTTGTTTGTTGATATAATCTGAATTTCTTATGACCAATTCTATGGCTTGTAAAATCTGTTGTCCAGCAGTGATGCTGAATGTACGACTATCGGTGTCGGCTTGGATTGTTTTTTGGTCAAGGTTTTTTGAATCCTTGGTCGCTGGCTCTCCAGCTGGTGTTTTGGTCATGTCTTTTTTGACGTTGGGCAATTGTATTTTTGCACCGCTGATGTCTGCAGCACTGGCCAGGCCCGGAATGCCCACAAACTCAATGGAATATTCATCTGCAATAGTATATTTTCCTTGTTGTACCAGTTCTTTTTGGAAGTCGTTCATGGCCCCCATCAACCCTTGAGTGATTTGCTTTTTAGAGTTAGCGGCGTTGGCATTAGCAGGAGCAGGAGCAGGAGCAGTTCCTGCGTCAATGGCGTTGTCTACTGCTCTCACAGATGCTTGCGTTGCAGCCGGGGTTGTGGTAGATTTACCTGGCGTGTCAGGTGCAGGAGTAACATACTTGACTGTGCCGCCTAGCATTCCGCCAACGGTGCTGTCGGCCAGTTGCACATCATAAGGAATAGTGCCGCGAGCTGTGGATCCGCCGATGTCTTGACCAACTGCACTGCATTCAAAATCATAATTGACTGTTTTTGTTCCTATGGTCCAATTGACCTGTTTGAGTTTGAATGGTATAAATTTTTCTACCACAGCAGTTGGATCACTGGTTCCGGTTGGAGATTCTAATCCGCCTTTGACAGGATACACAATATTACCGTCTGCGTCATAGCCATAAAATCTCAGCACCATGAGATATGTTGCTGCGGTGTAATTTATTTTGTTGCTGGCATCGCGTGGTTCGTTGTTGGCCACAGCCGCATACATTCGATCCAGCAGAGTAATTCCTTGTGGTTCAACCACAGTGAATTTGATATTTGACACTTGATGAGCAGCACCGGTGCCTTTGCCCAGGCATTGGTGTTCCAGTGTTACTGAATCAATATAAAAATCATTGGTAAAAAACGGACTGCGATTTACAGATTTGTAATCAAGTTCTGTTGTGCTGGCAGTTCCGTCATTTTCAGAAAATGTTTGTGTGGCTTGTCTGATCACACCATCACTGACTCCGGCACCACCGCTTTGGAACAACAAAGTGTAACCATCAATTGCTTTGACCTTGGACGTCATCAATCGAGCATACTGATCAAGGTTCATTATGTACACCGAGGCAGACCAAGTGTAACTGCTGTATTGATCCAGTACATTGGGCTGCGGAGTGACATTT